GTCCGTGCTGTTCACGAAGCCCGTTCTTCGTCTTCTGCTTATTTCGTTACTTGCACTTTTGACGATTATCATTTGCCACATGATAAAAGCTTAAGCAAGAAATTTCATCAGACTTTCATGAAGAATCTTCGTCGTGAGTATGGCAGTGGTATTCGCTTTCTCGGCTGTGGTGAATATGGTGAACTTCATGGTCGTCCCCATTATCATTATATTTTGTTTAATATTGATTTTGATGACAAAATTTTTCGGTTCCGTACAGACGGTTATAACACTTATACTTCTTCTCGTTTTGCCAAAGTATGGAAATACGGTATACATCTTATCGGTGAGTTTAGCTTTGATTCTGCTGCCTATGTCGCTCGCTATATAGTTAAAAAACAGACAGGTAAAGACGCTCCTTCTCACTATAAAGGTCGTATTCCTGAGTTCATGGTTGCTTCTAATCGTCCTGGCATAGGTGCAAAATGGCTCGAAGATCATGGCGAAGAATGTTATGCCAATGATTTTGTTGTTATTAATGGTAGGAAGATGCGTCCGCCTCGTTATTACGATAAAAAATTCGATGAAACGCATCCTCAATGGATGGAATATATTCGTAATAATCGTATTGAGAAGATGCTTCATAATTTGGAGAACAACACTTTTGAGCGTTTGATTGACCGTTGTCGTGTTCAGGAAGGTAAGTACAAGCATTTTCTTGGCAGAAAGCTTGACAAAGTATTATGACTGTGTTATTATTAAGTCAGAAACGAGGTGATGCTTATTAGCGAACTTGTAGCTGTTAAAAATTTTTGTCGTGAGCGTGATATTTCTTTTAATTACTCTTTTCGTGGGAGTAAATATGCCGCTTACCGTCTTAAACCTGATGATTCTAGAGTTATTCGCCTTGATAATGACTATTATGTTATATCAGCTACGTTATATCTTATGATTCGCAGGTATTTAGTTGCACTTAGAAAAGGAGATGGTTCCGCTGAGACTTTATTCCATTTATGATTCCAAGGCTGAACAGTTCAGTCCACCTCAGGTTTACCATAACGATATGCTTGCTTTGCGAGCTTTTGAAGGTATAGTTAACGATGATAAAATGCTTATTAAAAAGTATCCTGAAGATTTCACTTTGTATTATATTGGCAATCTCGGTGACAGCGACGGTCGCTATTACATTGAGAATTGTGACGAGTCCCGTATTCCTGTCATGGTTGGTCGCGCCGTAGATTATGTGCAGCCTATTGACAATGATTCTACTAAATGATAATCTAATAAAGAGCGTATCAGAAAAAGGACGATCTCATGGAGATCGCCCTTTTTTTGTGCGCCACGCCCGCCGCGTCTAGGCGCTTGCGAAAGGAGGTGAAACTATGAAATTTAAGACAGCTTACGATCCTGTAGAAGAACATGACCATTGCGGTATTGAGTTTACTATGCCTTCCCTTACCTCTCAGGACGAAAAGGACGAGAGCGATATCAATTACATCGTAAATAAGTATGCAGACGGTCAGAAAGGTATCATGACTCTTGACCTCGGCGATAGTTCGCAATACGCTTACTTGCAGTTCGGAGATGCTACGCTTCCCGGCGACTACAGTACAGCGCTTGAGCTTGTGTCCGGAGTTCGTGAAGAATTCTACAGTTTACCCGCTTATGTTCGAGCAAAATTCGGTCACGATCCTATGAATTTCATCGACCATTTGAATGATCCTGAAACGCTCGAATATCTCCAACAGCAAGGTCTGTATAGTAGCAAATATACCTCTGACGAACCACAACAGTCTGTAAGTAATAAACAAACACAAAATGAAAGTAACACTTTAGAACAAAATAATGTAAAAGAACAAAAATAGCGGCACCGAAGCCAGTTACTTACTTGATGTAACTGGCGTAGGTGACGCAAAAATAATCTAAAACCTAAGAATAATTTGCTTTAGGTCAATTCTTAGGGTTACACTTCGAAGAAGGTGAAATTTTGGCTCGAAAAAAAATAAGAGTTCGAGGACATCGCTTCAGCGATGCTCCTGCAATGTACATGAAAAGGACTAAATTCGACCGTTCTCATGTTTATAAGACAACTTTTGATTCAGGTAAGCTTATACCTGTATTTGTTGACGAGGTTTTGCCTGGCGATACTACTCGTATGTCTGTTAATTATTTCGCTCGTTTGGCTACTCCTATTAAACCTATCATGGATAATATTTATCTGGACTGGTTTTTCTTTTTTGTACCAAACCGCCTCGTTTGGGAACACTGGCAGAATTTCTGTTTTGAACAGGAAGACCCTGATGATAGCACTGATTATGTTATCCCTTCTGTTTCTGCTAATAGTAACTCTGAAGATGCCTTTATAGGCTCTCTTTGGGACTATTTCGGTTTGCCCGTGAATACGTCCGGAAATTTAACTGGTATTAGCGCTCTTCCATTTCGTGGTGTTTACCTTATTTGGAATGAATGGTTTAGAGACGAAAACCTCCAGAAATCCGTCAAGATTCAGAAAGGTGATACCAACGAAGTTTTGAACTCTACCCGATCTTCTGAACAGCCTTCTTGGGTTTTCTCGTCAGATACCACTGTTGTTCCCGGCTTTGCCTGTCCGCCTCGTGGTAAACGTCATGATTACTTTACTTCTGCTCTTCCGTGGACACAGAAAGGTCCTGGAGTACAAGTCCCTTTGACTGGTAATGCTTTTGTTTATGATGCTCAAGGCACACCTATTCCTAATATGCCTAAAGTTAAGGAAGTCGGTGTTGCTGGTAGGATTATGACTCGAGAATATGATGGCAATTGGCCTCACGAGGTTTATGAGTATAACTCTACCAACGAAAGCCTTGTTTCCGCAAATAGATTCGCTTATGCTGATCTTGAATCCATATCTGGCGCCACTATAAACTCTCTGCGTACTGCTTTCCAGATGCAGAAGTTCTATGAACGCCTTGCTCGTGGTGGTAGCCGTTATACAGAAGTGCTTCGCTCTTTCTTTGGCGTAGTTTCTCCTGATGCTCGTCTTCAGCGTCCGGAATTTCTCGGCTCTTTCACTAAAATGGTAAATGTTAATCCAATAGCTCAGACTTCTGCAACCGACAACACCTCTCCTCAAGGCAATCTCTCTGCTTATGGTGTTACTGCTGCCAAGTTCCATGGCTTTACTAAATCTTTTGTTGAACATGGTTATATTTTTGGCTTTGTGTGCGCTCGTGCCGATATTACTTATCAGCAGGGCATTAATAAGATGTGGCTTCGTTCTACTGTTTATGATTTTTATTGGCCTACATTCGCTCATCTTGGCGAACAGGCTATTGAGCTTCGTGAGATCTATGCTCAAGGTTCTCCAGATGATACTACTGTTTTTGGTTATCAAGAACGTTATGCCGAATATCGCTATAAACCTTCTCAGATCACAGGCAAATTCCGCAGTTCTGTAACTGGTGGCTCTTTGGATAAATGGCATCTTTCGCAGTTTTTCAAAAATGCGCCTACTCTTAACGAGGAATTTATAGTCGAAAATCCACCTATTGAGCGTATTATCGCTGTTCCCAGTGAGCCTGAGTTTTTGCTTGATATAGGCTTCCGTTACACTACTGTTCGTCCTATGCCTATGTTTGGTACTCCTGGCCTTGTTGATCATTTCTAAAAGGAGTTGGTTTTATGTCATGGCTTTCTGATACCTTAGGCAGTGTTGCTGGCTCTCTTTTAGGATCTTCAGTTCAGAATCATTACAACTCTGCTAATGCCGCACAGGCTAACGCGTGGAACGTTGAAAACTATCAACATCGTTATCAATGGGCCGTAGAAGATATGCGCAAGGCTGGCCTTAATCCTATTCTTGCCGCAACTAATGGTGTAGGCGGTTCTATATCTGGAGCTTCAGCCGCTTCTGTAGGTATGAGTGATCTAGGTTCTACCATGAACTCTGCCAAAGCCGCTAGTGCCGCTGAAAGGCAGGCTAAGAACGCAGAGCATCTTGCAATATCTCAAATTGATAAAAATGTCGCAGAAGCCGATTCTGTGCGTCAGAGCACCCATGGTACAGTTCTTCAGAATGGTATTCTTGCAAATGATTTGAATCTTCGTGAGCAGACTTATGAAAAACGTCTTGGTTATGAGCTTGAAAAGATGAATTTGGAGCTTGAAAACCTTCGGCTTCAGGGTTCTTACCTTAGCTCTGGTGTTTTGAACAATATCGCTGCTGCTAACCGTGCTAATACTTCTGCCGCTTTTGAAAAGATTCAGTCTGAAATGGCAAGTATGGAACTTGATTTTTATAAGAATCTTGAAAGTCTTACAGGTGCTCCCAGATCTGTCGCTAGTGGTGTTGGCTCCACCGTCAAAAATGTTATTGGCTTCCTCGGAGGTCGCTATTTTGGAAGGAGATAAATTTTATGTCTAACAAAACTACTATGATTCTGACTTTTATTGTTACTGTTGTTGTCCCTTTTATTCAAGAAGTGGTAGATCTAATTGAAGCTCTGAAAGGTAAAGCTTCTTCGAACACTGTTACTGCTAAAAAGGTTGCATCGGACTTTCAAGCCGATGTTGCGCAACTTGTTGAGCCAGTTGCTAATAAGAATGATTCTAAAAAAACTAGCCGTTTTTTCGGTTCTTGGAGGGATGCTAAATGAGAAGGCGTCGTATATCTAAACGTGGTTCTCGTCGTCTTTTCCGGCGTACCTCCAAATCTCGTCGTAGAAATTTTAAAAGAGTAGGACGAGGTGGATTTAGGATTTGACATTCTGACTTAATCCTGATACAATCGGTACAGGTGATTAATATGGTTTGTTATAATCCTATTCTTATGTATCCAGTCGAAGGAGCGATTACGAAAAATGGAAAGCAGCATTATAGTTTTTACGGTAGCCTTGCCTCTCACCCTGAACTTGCTAGCGATAGCCGTTTCATTCGTTGTTCTTGTAAACAATGCATCGGTTGTCGTCTCGAAAATAGTAGACAATGGGCTGTCCGTGCTGTTCACGAAGCCCGTTCTTCGTCTTCTGCTTATTTCGTTACTTGCA